GATGACTTAAAAAAATATTATATATTAAAAAACAAATATAATAAAATTAAGGAAATTTTTAAAAATAAATTATTGAATTCAAAAGATTCGTTAGAAGTCAAAAAGAAGCTTTATGCAAAGAAAAAATTTGGTTGTGTAAATTGCAAACAAGAAGGTGGAACTGTTTTTTTAGAAAATGAAGATGGTATGAAAGCTAGTTGTGGAAATATACAAAAACCATGCGATTTAAATATTGTTGTAGCTAAATGTTATACAAAAAATATAGAATCAATGTTAATTGATTATAATAATAAATTAACATCTATAAAAAAAGAAATATCTTTATTGAAAATTCAATTCTTATTTGGTTATTTAGAAGAAGATAAAGCAGTTGAAGTTTTTGAAACAAAAAAAAGCGAATTAAAATTATTACAAGAAAGTTATAATAATTTATTGATGTTATATAATTCTATAGTTGATGATGAAGATAAAAATAATTTAATACAATCTAAATCATTGGAACAACATAATTATATAGAAGAATATAAAGAATTTATGAAAATATTTAGAGAATCACAAGAACATAGATATTTAAATGATGCGGTAAATGTATATAAGAGAAAAATTGTAGAAGTTAATAAATTATTGATGGAATTAAAATATAAAGTAAATAATGTTGAAATAGATGAAGAAATAACAACTTTAATACAAAAAAAATATTATCCAAATGATTTAGAAATTTTAATTAAACAATAAAATTTAAGTTATAATAAACAAAAAATTTATATAAATATTTTATATAGTTATAATAATAGTAACAATGTTTAATCTATTTAAAATAATAAATCTTAAAGTTTTTTTAATAAGTCTATTTGTTGGATTACTTTTTATGTATTTAAATGATGATAAAAGTAAAATAAATGTTTATCCCACGCCATCTAATATTCATAAAGTAGAATATAAAGATAAAGCTGAAAATTGTTTTGAATATACTATGGAACAAGTTGAATGTCCATCAAATAAAAAAGATATTAACAATGTACCTATACAATAAATAGTGTTTTATTTTTGTTTTTTGTTTTTTGTTTTTTGTTTTTTGTTTTTTGTTTTAACTATAAGTTTTATAAAATATAATAATATTGTTATACTATAATAATATGTTAGGTAAAGGAGTAAATAAATTTGTAAATAATATTATGTATACAGATAGAGGACGTTTCATTTTATCTATTATTTTTGGTCTTGGTTTAGCATCAATATTTAGAAATTATTGTGAAGGCAAAAATTGTTATGATTTTATTGGACCAAAACAAAATGAAATAAGAGACCAAGTTTTTTCATTTGATAGTGCCAATAGTAAATGTTATACTATGAGAGAACAAAGCATTAAATGTGGAACTAAAGAAAAAACTGTTCAATTTGCCTAAGAAACCAAGGTTTCTTAAAAACTTCCTTTCAAAAATATTAATATATTATAAATTTGCGTAAATCATATAAATATTTAATACTTTATTTAGTATAATATTAAATAAAGTATGGAACCTAATAGTCAACAAGGAATAACATCTATTAATCAATTACCTTCTGGTCCTCAAATGGGAAATGGATTTGAAAATCCTCCACAAAATGTAAATATGATGAATGCTTCATCAATGAACAATATTGTTTTAACAAAAACAGATACTATTGGTGAATCTAATAGTCAAATGCAAAATCCTATGCAAACACAACAACAACAAAGACAAATTCAAAGTCAAGGACAAAATATGGAAATGCAAGGACAAACTCAAGCTAATTATAACGAATTAATAAATCAACTTCAACAAGCCAGTTCTCAAGGAGCAACGGGATTGCCTACTCGTGATATGCCAATGAATCCTAGTCAAAATGCAAATGATGTTGAAGTAAAACCAAATTTTGTCCCCCCACCACCTAGTCACGAAGATTATATTAATAATATGCAAACACCTGAAAATTTAATTATACAAAATAATAACGCACAAAGACAAATAGATAATTTGGATGCATTTTATGGTGAATTTCAATTACCTATTTTAATCGCAATATTATACTTCTTATTTCAATTGCCAATATTTAAGAAAAATATAAAAAAAATATTACCGTCTTTATTTGGAACTGATGGAAATCCAAATTTATATGGATACTTTTTTAATAGCGGACTATTTTCATTAATTTTTTATTTTCTTTTAAAAAGTATTAACAAATTAAATGACCACGTAAGTCAATAGACTATAAATTTTCTAATTTTTTAATTTGTATTTTTGCTTCATTTGCCAAATCTTTTACTAAAGGGTCGTTTTTATAATCATCTATATATTTAATTTCAGTAATACCACAAGAAACCATTAATTTCATACAATTAAAACATGGATAATGACTAATATATGCAACGCATTTATCACAAGAAACTCCACGCTTTGCACAATCTGTTATTGCATTTTGTTCTGCATGAATAGTTCCAATATTATGATTATCTTTTAATACCATTTTATGTTCACACCCAGCAATATATCCATTATAACCTTGTGCAATAATACGATTATCTTTTACAAATAAACATCCTACGTTTAATTTTTCACAAGATGAACGCGTGGAAACTAAATAAGTAATTTGCTTAAAATATTCATCCCAACTTGGTCTTATATTCATTATTTTATTATTATTATTATTATTATTATTATTATTATTATTATTATTATTATTATTATTATTATTATTATTATTATTTGAATTAGCTTCTAAAATATTGTTACCTGATTTTTCTAATGAAATATTAGAACCCATAAGTATAATTTGTATTATTTATTAATTTTAAATAGTTTAATAAAATTAATAAATGAATTTTTTAAAAAAGGGGTTATAGGGGATATATCCCCTACTCTATATTGTGGGTATAAATCTCCAACCTAAATCTTCACAAATTTTTTTCCATATTTGGTCTTGTTCAATACGTTTTTCTCTATCTTTTAACATAGGAAAATATTGTAAAAATTTAGTTTCATGTAATAATTCACATAATTTATAAAGTGTATAATAATAATTCAAAAAATTAACGCGATCAGGAGGACAATATTTTGTATATGGTTTTTGTATTTCCATAAATAAATTACATAAGGTTTCTTCTAAATCAGGAGACATAACAGGTGGTTTAATACCTAATTTATCTTTTATATATGGAATATGTTCATAATATTTGTTGTAACCAAGATTTTTCAATATTTCTTTTGTTTTTTTGTTTGATAAATCTGTAAGCTCTATGCGTTCTTTTTTTATTTGATTTTTAATATTTTCAAAAACGTCAACTGGAATATATGTACTTTCTTTTGCTTGAAATTGTGCTAATATTTCGCGAAGATGATTAATTCTTTTGTAAGCATAAAAGCATACTTCTTTTGTTGGTTCTTTGTATGATGGTTTTTCATTTTCAATTAAATATTTCATAGTTTTAGAGCAATTATTGCAAATACTAAGTCCTTCACTTTCTACAAAAATCATTTCTCCTTTTTTGCAATAAATGCATATATCGTGGTCAAAACAATAATTATCATTATTTAAAAAATTATTATTAACATTATAGAAATATTTTTCACTATTTTTATTCTTTAATACATTTACATTATCATTAATATTTACTAAATTGCTATTTTCTAAATCGCTTTCATCAATATTAAAAAAAATGTTGATTTTATTTTTTTTGTTGTTGATAAATTCCTTATTATTATTAATAATATTTTTTGAAGAATCATTTGTTCCAATATTTTTTTTTTCTTCAAAATAATTAAATATATATTTAGAGTTATTTAGAAAATATTCAGATTTTTCTTTTTCCAAAACATATATTTTATTTTTTACACTAATTATATTGGATTCTATATTTGATTTTTTATCAGTATCTTTTTTTGGTACATTTTTTTTTAGATTTTTAAAAGTTTCTATTTTAATATTTAATTTATTTAGCATAAATTCTAGTTTTTCAATTTCACTTTTATATTTAGGAATTAATACTTGTTCATTATTTTTAAATTTTTTTAATAATTCACTGTGTTTATTATCTAATGTAACATTATTATTTTTATATTTTTTCATTATTTATATTATTTAATCTTTAAAATTTTATATAAGTTTTAATACAAAAGTATTAGAGTTTCTATAAAAATATGAATAAATTTATGTTAATTACTCATATTTAGTCAATTAAATCAATTTTAAGTAAATTAAATCTATATGTTTAGTAAAATAATTCATATTAAATTTAAATTTAATTAAATTAAATTAAATTTAATTATATAAATTTTTTTTCTTTTCCAATATTATAAAAAATGGCTGGAGGTCTTATGCAATTAGTTGCCTACGGGGCTCAAGATGTTTATTTAACTGGTAATCCTCAAATTACCTTCTGGAAAGTTACCTACCGTCGTCACACTAACTTCGCGATGGAATCCATTGAACAAACTTTCAATGGACAAGCTGATTTCGGTCGCCGTGTTACTTGCACTATTTCGCGCAATGGTGATTTAGCTTACCGTACATACTTACAAATTACTTTACCCGAAATTGGTCAAGGTATGGCTGCCACCGATAGCAATGTATATGCCAGATGGTTAGATTTCCCTGGAGAACAATTAATTGCTCAAGTTGAAGTTGAAATTGGTGGTCAACGCATTGACCGTCAATACGGTGACTGGATGCATATCTGGAATCAATTAACATTATCGAGCGAACAAGAACGTGGTTACAACAAAATGATTGGTAACACAACTCAATTAACATACATTTGCGACCCAACTTTTGCCGCGGTTGACGGACCTTGCTCTGCTGACGGTGTCCGCCAAGTTTGTGCTCCCCGTAATGCTTTACCCGAAACCACCTTATATGTTCCTCTTCAATTCTGGTATTGCCGTAACCCCGGTCTTGCTCTTCCCTTAATTGCGTTACAATATCACGAAGTTAAAATTAACTTAGATATTCGTAATATTGAAGAATGCTTATGGGCGGTTGATTCATTAAATACATCAAACAGCAAAAAAGTTGAAAATGCTTACAAAACATCGTTAGCTGCTGCTTCGTTATATGTTGACTATATTTTCTTAGATACTGATGAACGCAGACGTATGGCGCAAAATCCCCACGAATACTTAATTGAACAATTACAATTCACTGGTGATGAATCGGTTGGTTCGTCGTCCAACAAAATTAAACTTAATCTTAACCATCCCTGTAAAGAATTAATCTGGGTTGTCCAACCTGATGCCAATGTTGACTATTGTGCTTCGTTAGCGAATAATGAACCATTAAATGCTCTTATGGGTGCTCAACCTTTCAATTACACTGATGCCTTAGATGCTTTACCTAATGCTGTCCATGCCTTCGGTGGTTCTGAGGCTGTTTCTGGAACCAATCAATTTATCAATGGAAGTGGCTTATTCCAAGATCCATTCGCCAATGATGTAACTGCTGGAACTGCTCACACCACTGACGGTGTAGGCGTTGGTGATTCGGGTGTCTCTGATGCCGGAACCTTCGTCTTAGCCGAAACTGCTTTAGATATGCATTGCTGGGGTGAAAATCCAGTTGTAGTTGCTAAATTACAACTTAATGGTCAAGACCGCTTCTCGGAGCGTGAAGGTACATACTTCGACTTAGTCCAACCTTTCCAACATCACACACGTGCGCCTGATACCGGTATTAACGTATACTCTTTTGCCCTTAGACCTGAGGAACATCAACCCAGTGGCACGTGCAATTTCTCGCGTATTGATAACGCCACTTTACAATTAGTCCTCTCCAATGCTACAGTCCAAGGTGTCTCGACCGCCAAAGTCCGTGTCTACGCTGTTAACTACAATGTCCTCCGTATTATGAGTGGTATGGGTGGACTTGCGTATTCGAATTAAGTTTTTTCAATAAAATATATATTTAATCTTAGTATATTTTTATTTTTTTTCCATTCCAAACAAAATAATTTAAAAATTGATTTAAAGAATGGTTCATAATTATTATTATATAATTATGAACGCAAAACATCCTTATGGAAAAATAAATTACGAATGTTGGTTACCTGTATATGCTCATATAACTTGTAAAAAAAATAATATATCATTAATTACTCCTCAACCTAATTATGAAATCTTATTTCGTGAAAAAGATATAAATTTAGAAAATAATGAATGGATTCCTGCAAATCCCTCATTTCTTATTAGAAATAAAACAACTAAAAAAATGATTCTTCCTACATTTGAATATTATTCTTTAAGTGATAATGGAGAAACTATCAAATATGCTCAAACACATATTGCTTTATCATCTGCTTTTCCAGATATTCCTCCTTTAGAAACAATAGATCATATTGATAATAATCCATTTAATAATACAATTACAAATTTAATATGGTTAGATAGAAGCACTAATTCAAGAAAAGGTCAAATTAAATCAGTTGAAACTACCAAAAAAAATGGTGGAAAAAATGGAAGATTTGTTTTAATGAAACAACCACCAATAGATAATAAAAATAATAGAGAAGACTCTATAACTATTGGATTATTTAAAAATATGGATAAATGTGCTCAGTTTATTATTGATAAAATAATTCAAAAAAATGAAAAACCACAATTAAAAACAGTAGCTGCTAAAATTTCCAGAGCTATTAGTATACCCGAATATAAAGCTTATGGATTTTATTTTGATGATTATGAAATTAAAATAGATAATGAAGAATGGAAATTTCATCCAATTTATAAAAAATATGCTATTTCTACACATGGAAGATGTAGAAATTGTTATGGAATAATTTCTTATGAAGATAAGTGTCGTAATGGAGCGAAATATACACGTGTTAGTATAGAAAAAAGTCATAAATATATTCATAGACTAGTTTGGGAAACATTTATTGGTAAAATTCCGGAAGAATTAGATATTATGCATGATGATAGTGCACCTCTATATGAAGATGGTTCCTATAGAAATTGGTTAATAGATTTATCTTTAGGAACACGAAGTGAAAATATGAAGTCATTTCATAATGAAAAACAAGTAGTAGTTGAAAAAATAACTAATAATAAACCAAAAGAAAAGATTGAAGAAAAAAAAATATATTATGCAAGAAATTATCCAAAAAATGCATTAGGAGATTTAATGAAAAACCCCCCTTTAGGTATCCAATATATACAGGCAAAAAAAAGAGGAAGTAAGTATTTATTAAGTAGAAGATTTTCAATTAGTAATAAAGATATATCTACCCCTGAAAAAAAATCTATAACAGACGAGGAGAAGTTTATTTTAATTTTAGAAATTTATAAGAAAAATTGTATTATTGAAAAACAAGATAAAAAATATATGGAACTAGATATAGATAGTGTAAAACAATATATACCATCATTAAATAAAAATAACTAAAAAATATTTTAAAAAGTGCTTTTTAAAAGCAAAAACAAAAATAACTTAAAGAAACATTAATAAATAATACTATAAAAAATGACTTCATTCAATATTGTTGATTTAATTACAAACAATCCTATTACAAAACTAACTGAAACACATAATAATAATTTATTAAATAAAGTAAAAAACACTTTTAATGAAACAGAACAACAATTATTTATAGCAAGTTTTTATAGTTATTTAAATTATCATAAAACAGATGATTATATTGTGGATTTAGATAATATATGGAAATGGCTAGGTTTTGCAACTAAACAAAAAGCAATATTATTATTAGAAAAAAATTTCAAAGTAGAAAAAGATTATAAACTTTTGCTTAACCACCAGGTTAAGCAAAATCTTATTGAAGTTAATAATAAAACTAAAGGTAGCGGTGGACATAATATTCAAAAATATTATTTAAATGTTAAAACCTTTAAATCACTTTGTTTAAAAGCACAAACAAAAAAAGCAGATGAAATCCATGAATATTATCTTAAAATGGAAGAATTGATTCAAGAAGTATTAGAAGAAGAAGCAACTGAAATGAAAAATAAATTATTAATTAAACAAAGTGAATTAGAAAAACTTGAAGAAAACAAGAAAAAAGAATTAGAAAAACTTGAAGAAAATAAGAAAAAAGAATATGAAGAAAAATTAATCAAAGAAAAAGCATTAGAAAGACAAAAAATTTTACTTAAAGAATTTGGAAATAGTGAATCATTAATATATATTATTAAAGTTAAATCATATAATAATGGAGAATATATTGTTAAAATCGGAGAAAGTCGCAGAGGTATATTAGGTCGTTTTAATGAACATAAATCACATTATGAAGAATGTTTATTAATTGATTGTTTTTTTGTAGATAAAAGTAAAGATTTTGAGAGTTTTTTACATAACCATGAAAGTATTAGATTAAATAGAGTTACTGATTTGACTAAACACAAAAATGAACGTGAATTATTTTTAATTGGAAAAGAACTATCTTATAAAATGTTATTAAAAATCATAGATAATAACATTAAATATTTTGAAAAAAATAATAATGATGAAGTAGAAAAATTAAAATTAGAATGCGAAAAATTAACATTATTAAATGAATTAAATAAAAATGGAAATATTAATTCATTTATTGAGGAATTAATTAAAAATAATAACACAAATAATGAAATTTTATTAAACAAAATAGATAATTTAGAAAAAATAAATAAAACAATATTAGAAAAACTAAATCTTCAACAAGTTAAAAATACAACAAATTTTAATCAACCATTGGTAACATTAGGTCCGCGACTTCAGCAAATTAATCCAGATAGTCTTAGTTTAATTAAAGTATATGATTCTGTATCTGAGTGTATGAGAGAAAACTATCAAATAAAAAGACCAAGTATTAATAAAGCAATTGCAGAAAATACAATATATCATGGTTATAGATGGTTATATGTTGATAGAGAATTGGATCCATATATAATTAACAATATTCAACCTACAAAAAAAACTAAAATACAAAATTTAGGTTATATTGCAAAGTTAAATAAAGACAAAACACAAATTATTAATGTATATTTAGATCGCAAAACTGCAGCATTAGCTAATAATTTTTCTTCATCATCTGCATTAGACAATCCTGTAAAAAATAATTCAATAATAAAAGAACATTATTATATTTTGTTTAGCGATTGTGATTTAAAATTAAAATCTAATTTTTTAAATAAACAT